AACAGCATCGACATTTTGTACTGTAAGGTTTCCGACTGTAGATGCTGTTGATCCTAGTGTTAAAGTCGTATTTCCCAGGGTAGTAGAGGAGTTAGCCAAATAGCTATTAGGAAAGGTAGCAGCAAGGGAAGTAATATTAGCATTGGCATAAACTCCATCGGTTTGAGTTGTGCTGTTGATTGTTCCACCCGTAATAGCAACGCTATTGGCATTTTGTACAGACATCGTACCCAATCCAGACACCGCTGTATTTGATATTGCAATTGCTACATTTGATGCAGAAGTTACACGACCTTTATCATCTACCGTAACTTGGCTAACAGTTGTTGCATTGCCGTAGATGCCCGCAATAACGCCAGAAGTATTAAGCGTGGGATTTGGATAAGTACCAGCAAGATCACCGCCAGCCACGCCACCAGGAGCAGTACCAGAAATCGTAACATTAGATGCAGCTGTAAGTTGACCTTGGCTGTTAACTGTAAAAGTACCGACTTCAGTAGCTGAACCATAATTTCCCGCAGTTACCGTTGTATTTGCAATTGCAATCGTACCAGTAGTGGTGATTGGACCGCCAGTTAATCCTGTTCCTGTGGCGACATTACTAACATAAACTACTTCAGAGTTATCAATTTTTTGCCATGCTGTACCATTAAAAATAGCCCAGTCACCAATACCCCAATCCGTAATTCCATCTAAGTTTGTGTTTCCAGCTACAGAAACTACATAGTAATAACCGTTTACACCACTTCCAGATGAAAGGGCTGGATTATTAGTTGCAGCATCCCAAGTGCCTTGGTAGGATAAACCACCAGCACCTCCACCTCCACCACCAGCTACCTTGAGAACCATTGTTAAACTCCATCACCAGGTGTTATATATACTCTTGCAGTTCCGCTTGTTGTTACGCCTGTAAAATACGCATTAGGTACAAAAGTTAAAATTTCATCGGTACTTGGCAATAATGGAAAAGATGATTGAGAGCTAGTCACATTGGCAGCAGCAGCAGTCGCATCTGCATCAGTAGTGCCATATCCTAAAAATACAATTCCAGTACCAGAGTTAATCACCCGATATTGATTACCACCTAAAGTGGTGGATAAACATTGAACTGGTGTCGGAGCAGCAACAGCAGCTAAAAAAGTTACGGTGTTGCCAGTTTTAGTAAACGCATTAATTCCCATAAATTGCTCCTAATATTTACCTTCTGCAAAAACATTTACAAAAACGGTATCATCCTCAATCGCTTCAATTTCATGCCATTTGTAAGCAATTAAATTAACTGGCTGTGTATTCTTAGTCATTACAAGCTCTTTTCCTTCTACACGAACAACGCATGATCCAGCGTTACACATGGTTGCATGACTATAAACATGGCTATGCTGTGGCAAACCCTCGCCCTTGTTGGCGTGATACACATTAAGCTGTGCGCCATCATAGGTAAATTGGTGACGAGGAGTAATAGCTATAGTCATAGCGTTTGAGTGCCTTCAGATACTGGCTGTTGCGGCACTTCTGGCTTAGGTTCATTAGTAGTACAAACTGTGCCATCCCAAGTAAACCCAATACCAGCAACACCCATTTGCTCTGTTAAAACATAATCTGTTTTATCGACATTAAGTTCCCAAACCATTGCTGGCGTGGTTTCTTGAACCAACATGGTATAACCTTGTGGTGGTTGCCATGTATTTGTATTGCCATCCCAAACGCAAACATTATCTACGACATTTTCAAGGTTAACCATTAAATAATTTTGAGTTGTCATATTAATTTACCATTCAATAATTACAATACCAGCAGTTCCATTGCCACCAGATGCAGTACCAGGAGATCCATTACCACCTCCACCACCTCCTGAGCCATAACCTATTCCAACACCGCCAGTTCCTGAAGAGCCAATTACATTAATACCTCCCCTACCAAACGCTCCTCCACCTCCTACAGAAAGAGAATTATTACTGGCGATATTAAAACCTGACCCACCTCCAGCAGCACCTCCTGGACCTGATGATGGACCACAGCCTGAAAAGTTTCCTCCTCCAGTTCCCCCAACAATAGAATAAGCAGCGCCTGAAGAAGTCCCACCAGCGCCACCATTTGCAGAATTAGCTACACCACCCGCACCTCCAGTAGAGCTTACTGTTGTAATGGTTTGTGTACCCGATGCAACATTAGAAGTGCCGCCAGTATTACCAGTTCCAGTAGTCCCTGTTCCAGCTCCTCCTACGGTTACAGTTAAAGTATTTCCTGGTGTTAGTCCAGTAAAGTATTGATATGAAACCGCACCACCACCACCACCACTTGCATAGGTAGATCCAGTTGTTCCACCGCCACCACCGCCACCGCCAACAACAGTTGCTTTAATTGCAGTAATTCCTGTAGGAATGGTAAATGTGCCTGATGAAGTAAATACTTGCGCTCTAGCTCCAGCAAATGCAGAAGATTGCGTTGTACCATCCGAAAAAGTTATTGAAGGTGAACTTCCGTTAATAATGGTAGTCATAATTAACCCTCGTAAAGAATATTGATTGTGCCAGCATCGAATGTGCTAGTAGTAGCTACTAAGGATAGTCGGTCAAGAGTGCCACCTAATGTAATGTATCCAGTTGACATAAGTGTGTTTGAATCTGCCAATCTTGTAGCAAGTCCATTAGATTGCCAAGTATTTCCTGTAATATTAACGATAATAAATTGTCCTGTTGTTACAGTAGCAGCAGCAGCCGTATTAACTGAAGCAAGACCATCTGTTACAGAAGTAAATGAAATACCAGGGGTCGATGTTAATGTTGTTGCCGTAGTAACATAGCCACTAGTGACTAAACCACCAGAAGTTCCTAGTCTAAGCCTTGATTGTCCTGCAGCAGCAAAACTAATATCAGTAAAAGTTATAGTAATCCGCTTTACCCACGATGGAATACTAGTAAAGTTAATACTAGAAGTATCAGAAAATGGTGCGGTTTGTGCTGTAGCTGGCACTAATTGACCATAAGCACCAGTAGAATCAATGGTAAATTCAGTTGTTCCGTTAGATTGAATTTCAATTTTTCCGCTTGTATCAGCAGACTGGACTAAACCAGATGTGGTAGAAGCATTTATAGTAACTGACATAATTATTCCTTAATATTTATTGTCATATTTCTTGTGTTCCAGAAGTAGGTGGTTGTTCTAATGCGGGTGGTTTAGATAATTTTTGACCATCCCAAATATCACCAACACCACCGCCACCAATAGCTTCAAGGTCTAGAATTAAATAGCCATCAATTTGAATTTCAGAAGCTGGTCTGTCATCTAAAGTAGTGTTATCACAAATGTTTGTCTGAGTATTAATCCATGCAAGAGTTGTCATACAAATCACCAGTAAGTAAATTGAACACGACCAGCACCGCCAGCACCTGAATCACCGCCTTCTGTACCACCTGAACCTCCAGCTGGAGCAGTTCCAGCAGAAGAAGCAGTAGCATCAAAAGTTCCAGCACTTCCGTTACCACCGTATACGGATGTTCCAGCGTTACCGCCAGTTACAGAGTTAGCTGCACCACCACCACCACCACCACCATATTGAGAGTTACCTCCAATATTTACTGTGGCACTTCCAGCAGCATCTCTACCTCCACCACCGCCACCACCTCCATAAACAGAATTACCACCTCTATATGAAGTTACATCACCAGCTCCACCACCAGCACCGCCATAAAGAGAATCTGTACCGTTTTGACCACCAGTAGCAACACCAGCAAGTGGACCTCCCCCATCTCCTGTAGAAGCGGCACTATAAATACCACCCCCACCTCCACCAGTACCGCCAGAAGCGGCATATTGACCACCAGCACCGCCATACGCATAGAAAGTCTTATCACCACCTCCAGCGTATGTTCCCATTGTTACGGAAGATGTCCCGCCATTATTACCAGCAGTTGAACCAGTTGTTTGTGAAGCACCGCCAGCACCTACTGTGTATGTAACTGTGCCTTGTAGGTCAGCAAGACGAACTAATAAAGAGTTATATGCTCCACCCCCGCCACCGCCACTAGGACCGCTTGCAGTACCTTTTCCACCCGAACCACCACCACCCCAAATTTCAATTAAAACCCAACTACCTAAACTTGGTTTTGTCCAAGTTGCGGCTGTACCCGTGTTATAGGTTTGAGTTGTTGCTCCAACAGCAATAGTTCCTGTAATAGCTGGCAAAGTAGCAGTATTAGTACCAGCAACGGCTGGTGCAGCTACTGTTATTGCACCCGATGTATCACCCGAAATAACAACTGAACTCATAATTTATCCTTTATAAAACAACATATCTTGAACCCGATGGCACAGTCAAAGAAACTCCAGAATCAATGGTGATTGGACCTACGGAAAAGCCATTTCGATTAATTGTCATTGTGTAATTTGTAGTCAATTGCTGAGTATTTTCATAAATCATTCCTCCAGCAACAGCGCCACCCCCACCGCCACTACCCGTACTTGATTGCAATATCCAATTTGTGCCATTGTAAATAACGGTATAAACTCCACCACTTACAATTTCAGCACCAACTAACGAACTTCCATCATCTAAAAGAATTTCAGTAGCGCCTAAAATAGTGGTTGAATTAACTTGCACCAAAATTGTAGTTAAACCAGTATTGCTATTAGAAGCTGAAAAATTAATAACGCAGCCAGCAGCAATAGATGTAGTGGTTATCCCTGATGGAAAATTACAAATAATGGCATCTACAGACCCAGAATCGACCACATAGTTACTGTAGTTATTGATGTCATTTAATGTGTTAGTTATGTCATTAAAATTACTATCTAACTGCGACAATGGAATCGTTGTTGTTGCAGTTGCAAAAGTATTTGGTACTGACGAAATCGGTTTAGTCACTAGAACCTCACTCTTAGTTCATGCTCAAACTCAAAGCCATTAATTACATACCCAGGATTACTCGATGTTACTGTAATTCCTAAGTATTTACCATACTGTTGAGCATCTGTTTTGTATAAAGCATATCCAGAAGTACCCCAACCTATTAAAACTCCAGAGCTATTGCTCCAAGGAATTGTTTGTAAACTGATATTTTGCCAAGAAATTAAGCTAGTTAGATTGTAAGGGGAGCTAGATCGATTCTCATTGTCAACCGTAGCTGACATATCTACCACTCCATTAGCTGGAGCAGTTGCTTCAATACCAATTTTTAGTGCTTGTTTGGTACGGATTGGATCGGTCATCGGCATTAAAGCGGTTTGAACACGGCTTGTAATGTTAGATGTTGTGTTGGTATATAGCCGATAAAGCTGATTGGTAGAAACCCCATATAAATTTATCTGCCCTGATTCTGGTACAGAAGTAATGTACTTTAGATCGTTGCCTTGGCTAGAGATAAACCACTTTTTCTCAAAGAAAACAGCTTGGATAAACCGATAGCTATTGGTAAATGTTGAATCAAAGTACCTAAAGTTAAAGACTGCACATAGGATGTTATTTAACAAGACCTGACCAGCGTAAACTGGGTTTGCAAAGTCAATATTAGGGAAAACCCCATCTAAAGGATCTGATAATTTAGAGGTTGTTGAGCCGACTAGGGCATATACACCATAGTCATTCATAAAAAGAACTGATCTAAAGTACGGGAATATAGCGTTTTTAAGTTCAGATCCAACAGAAGCACTTACATTGGTGTTTGTAAACAATGTGCCACCACTAGATGTAACCCGTACATCGGAAAACACATTAATGGAGTTGTCACCAAAAATATATAAAAAGTTATTGGCGCTTAATAGCTGAATAATGTTTCCGTGCAATGTTGCATCGGTTAGGGTTACAGATCCAGCAGAAACACTTGTAAAGTCGCTATACGAGCCAGCAGCGCTATAAAATATGGTTCGACCAGCAGCAATCCAAACACGACCTGAAAAGCTGGATATACCCACATTTGGTTCGGAATTGACTACGGCTTGTAATACAGCTCCATTACCACCACCGCCAGACACCGTTGCTGTTACATTGGCTGCATTGGTATAACCTGAGCCAAGATTGGTCATAATGACTTGGGTAACTACATTTCCGTCAACAATTGGCGTTGCTGTTGCTCCTGTACCACCGCCACCAGAAATAGTAACAATAGTATTAGCAGCATTAGTATAGTTAGCACCACCATTTACAACTACTAAAGACAAAGTTCCAGTCTGAAAATTAAATAGCTGTGCAACGGCATTAGCTCCTGTACCGCCACCACCACCGCTAAATGTTACGGTTAAATTTGCTGAGTTGGTATATCCAGTACCAGCGTTAGAAAGCGATACTGAAAAAAGCGTATTAACAGTAGAGTTTTGCGCTGTTGCATTAGCTTGTACACCGCCAACCTGATCTGGACCTGAAATCGTAACTGTTGGAGATGATGTATATCCTGAACCACGATTAGTAATTCCTATCGCTCCAACAGAACCGATAGTCACAACATTATTGCCATCCCAGTTAAAGTAACCTTTTGATGGGTCAAGAATGAGCATACGCTCATTGTTCCATTGGGTAGTATTAATACCGCTTGAGCTAAAAGTTCCAGGACTTGCTATGTTTCCAAAAGTATCCGTATTGATATTAAAGTATTGAGCTGATCCATCTTGCATAAAACCAACAACATAGTCATTTAACCCAATGTTGACGGATGTTAAATGAGTTACGGTATTTGAAAAAACGACCGAATTTCCAGCAGAATCAACTACGGTGTTGCTATTAGAAATAATTTTTATATTGGCATAACCAATTGGCTGTGCGTTTTCTAACCAAGAAAACTCACTCTCATCAATAGCTGTACGGTTAGCCTTGGTGTTTAACCCTCTAAACTGTTTGACAACGGCATAGGACTTTTTCTGTTCTGCTGCTGCCATGGCTAGTAAGGTGAGCTATAAGGTGTTGGGATTCTACGGGTAAATATTGAGGTCAATACCGCAGATGTTTGTTTGTTGTACTCTTGTTTATAAATTTCAGCTTCACCATAGCTTTGTTCGTAATACTTAGCTAGATAAGCTGCATAAAACTTAACTGAAGTAGTGTATGGATCTTTTATTGTGTCATTCACCGTTGGAGCATTTAACGACAATGCTTCGGGAAGAACTACTGTATCAATCTCAAGCTGATAGGCTTCGTCTGGGATTGGTCCAATATAAATATTGTCCTGACCATAGTTACTAAAAGCCAAAGGTCTGCCAATGTAGTTTTGCCAAAAACGCAAGCGCACATTAAAGTCTGACCAGGCTAAATAATCCAATGGCACACGGGTATTACCCCAGTACATATTGATATTAATGATGTCTAGTGTTTTGTTACCTTGTGGCATTGCAGAGTAGTAAATGTTCTCGCAATTGCCGACATAAGTAAGTCCACAAGTACCATTTAAAAACTGGGTAGATGGTGGGTAATTGGTAATATTGTTCTGTTGGCTTTGTGGGTAAGGCGGTGGTGTGGCATCCGATGTACCAGCCAAAGTAACTTGATAAATAAAAATATTGCTAAAAATAAAATCATTCAAAGCATAGGCGGTATTAGCCTTCCATGCTGTAGGATTAGTTGGATTTACACCATTAATAGCTGCTGAAGCTGGAACTTTACAAGGAGTTTGAACAATCTGGATTGTGCGCAAGCACCCAGTATCACGAACTACACGCTCTCTTGAGCCATTAATGTAGTCTGTTAATTGTTGATCGCTATAAAAGTTTCCGTTTGCATCATGGAGTAATCGTCTGACTTCAGTAATGTAAGTCGATAGAGTTGCCATTTAAACTCCATAAGTCATGCTGCCACCGAGAGGACTTTTCCCCCCGCCCTCTTTTGGGAAGGTAGGGGTACTCTTTCCACCAACGGGGATAACGATTGGTTCTTTTTTGGCGG